CGCTGACTACGTCTTCGAATACCCCCTGCAAATTCCCGAAAAAACAACTCTCGAGGCCACGGCGCAGGGTAGCTCGAACAACAACGAAGCTTCAGCGATGTTTATCATGGTCCTAGTCAAGAACGGGGGTCCGCTCTAATGGCCAAGAGCCCCGCTTGGACGCGCAAGGAGGGTAAGGACCCGAAAGGTGGTCTGAACGCCAAGGGCCGAGCTTCGGCGAAAGCGCAGGGCATGAACTTGAAGCCCCCGGCTCCGAACCCGAAGACCGAGGAGGCCAAGGGCCGACGCGCGTCGTTCTGCGCCCGGATGTCCGGGATGAAAAAGAAGCTCACGAGCGAGAAGACCAAGCGCGATCCGAACAGCCGGATCAATAAGTCCCTCAGAGCGTGGAATTGCTGACATGAACCGCGGAAGCATGACCCAACAGATCGAGAAACCCGGAGGGAAGAGGATGGCAAAGACTGGCTTGTATGCTAACATCAACGCCAAGCGGAAGCGCATCGCCGCAGGCTCTGATGAGAAGATGCGTAAACCGGGAACCAAGGGCGCACCAACCGCGAAAGCTTTTCGCCAGTCCGCCAAAACCGCAAAGGGGAAGAAGTGATGATGAAGTCCGGCAAGAAGGGTGGCAAGGGCTGCTCGGCTGACATGATCAGCCCGCGCAAGGCTATGGCTATGGGCATGAAGCCTTCTGGTGCCAAGAAGGGCGCTAAGAAGGGCATGAAGTAAGACATGACCACGTCAGGGACCCGGACGTTCAATCTGGACGTCGCAGAAATGATCGAGGAGGCGTATGAGCGCTGCGGACTTGAGGTTCGCACCGGCTACGACGCCCGCACGGCCCGCAGGTCCCTGAATCTCATGCTTGCGGACTGGGCCAACAGAGGCCTCAACCTCTGGACCGTGGCCGAGGGGTTCTTCACCGTCACGGCCGGGGACGCCTCCTACGTCCTATCTGCTGACGTCGTGGACGTCCTCGACATCGTTGTGCGCCGTCAAGGCACCGACTATGAGATCGACCGGATCAGCCGGACCGAGTACTTCACCCTGCCCAACAAGACCACGCAGGGTCGTCCGAGCCAGTTCTTCCTTGATCGGACGATCACTCCAACCCTGTATCTCTGGGCTACACCCGAGAACTCGACGGATCAGATTCGGTACTACTACGTTCGTCGTATGGAAGACGCGGCCACGCTGACCAACACGACGGAAATCCCCTTCCGCTTCCTGTCTTGCATGGTGGCTGGGCTTGCGTACTATATCGCCATGAAGCGCGCTCCGGAGCGCATGGCCATACTCAAGGCCGTGTACGACGAAGAGTTCCAGCGCGCAGCGGACGAGGACGTTGACCGTGTCCCGTTGAAACTGCAGCCCGGGCGGCCGTACCTGAGGGGGTAACGCATGTACGCGACAGGCAAAAAGGCTTGGGGTATTTCGGATCGCTCCGGCGTCCGATATCGCCTGCGCGACATGCAGAAAGAGTGGACCGGAGCCTTGGTTGGCCCGGATGAATACGATCCCAAGCATCCACAGCTCTACCCTCCGAAGGTCTCTCCTGACCCTCAGGCGCTCAAAAACCCTCGCCCAGACCCCGAAGAGGGACACGTCTATGTCCCTGTCGGTAACACGGTATTCCCGCCGGTCGCGATCATCTATCCGATGAACGCAGGTCTCGGCTTTGTCACAGTGGTGATCACATGAGCTTTACCTACGGCCAGCTAAAGCAGGCGCTTCAGGACTACCTCGAGAGTTCGGAAACGACCTTCGTCAACAACCTGCCGCTGTTCATCCGCATGTCGGAGGAGCGCATTCTCAAGAATGTGCAACTGAGCCTGTTCCGCAAGAACGCTACGGCAAACGCCACGGTAGGCAATCAGTACCTTGCCGCGCCGAGCGACTTTCTTGCCCCGTTCTCGCTCTCGTACATGGGCGACAACAACGACAAGGTTTTCACGGAATTCAAGGACGTCAGCTTCATTCAGGAGTACAATCCTGACGCTTCGACGACCGGGGCTCCGAAGTACTACGCTCAGTTTGACAACGACAACTTCATCTTGTCGCCGACGCCAAACGACGACTATCAGATGGAGCTTCACTACTTCTACCGCCCTGCCAGCCTGACGGCCGGATCGGACAGCGGCACGACGTGGCTCAGCATCAACGCCGAACTGACCCTGTTCTACGGAGCGATGGTCGAGGCCTACATTTTCCTGAAGGGCGATCCCGACATGATGGCCACCTACGATAAGCGCTTCCAAGAATCGCTGATTGGCCTCAAGATGCTGGGCGAAGCCAAGCAGGTCACGGATGAGTACCGCACGGGCATGGTCATCCGAGGGAAGCAGTAATGTTCCAAGCTTCCATGAACTTGCCCCTTACGCCCATCGTGTCAGTATCGACCACCGAGGGCCGAGGACACACGCCCGAGGAGCTGGCTGAACTCTGCGTGGCCAAGCTCATCAGCGTCTCTGAGGACGCGCATCCGGCTATCCGGGAGCAGGCAAAAGCCTTCCGCGCCGCCCTCGTGCATGTGGTCACGCGCTACATGAAGGAGGCAGTTACCAACGACCGCGTTACCGTGTATAATGCGCTGGTAGACGCCGGTCACCCACAACTGGCTGACGCCATTCGCAAGCTATAGGAGGCTCCCTTGGCCATCACACAAGCAATGTGCACCTCGTTCAAGGATCAGCTCCTTGAGGCCGTGCATGACTTCCGCGCCTCGGGCGGCGACACCTTCAAGATCGCCCTCTACTCGAGCGCAGCGACTCTGGATGCGACCACCACGGCTTACACCTCGAGCAACGAGGTCGCCAACTCCGGCACCTACGCGGCTGGTGGCGGCACCCTGACCAACGTCGACCCGACCACGTCTGGGACCACTGCGTTCACGGACTTCGCGGACATCTCGTTCACGTCGGCCACGATCAACGCCCGCGGCGCTCTGATCTACAACACGACCCCGACCCACACTTACACCAACCCCTCGGTGGCTGTGCTGGACTTCGGTGGCGACAAGATTTCGACGGACGGTACCTTCACCATCCAGTTCCCCGCGGCTGACGCCTCCAACGCGATCATTCGGATTTCCTAATGGTAACGCTCGCAAACAGGGTACGGGTCGAGACGACCACAACGGGGACGGGGACAATCACCCTCGGGACCTCGCTGGACGGCTATCAGACCTTTGCCAATGCGGGCGTTACTGACGGGCAGACTGTCCGGTATGTCATCGAGGACGGCACCACGGCGTGGGAGATTGGCTCTGGGGTATACACCGCAAGCGGCACTACGCTCTCGAGGACCCTGACGCAGTCAAACACCGGATCGTTGTTGAACCTTAGCGGCAGCGCGCAGGTGTTCATCTCCCCGATTGCGACGGACTTGATGCAGCCCGAGAACAACCTGTCGGACCTGACGAACGTAACCACGGCCCAGAACAACCTGCAGGTGGACCCCGCCGGGACCGCCCTCGCGCTGGCCATTGCATTGGGGTGAGATAGGTGGCGAATACCTTCAAAAACTATCTGGCCTCGGCGGTTGGGACCTCGGCGGTGACGGTCTACACTGTACCCTCTGCCACCACGGCGGTGACGATTGGCATGAACATCGCCAACATCGCCACCTCGCAGGTCAACGTGAGCGCATACGTGACGAGCGGTGGCACGGACTACTACATCGTCAAGGACGCACCGATCCCTGCGGGCGCTGCGCTGTCGGTGCTGGATGGTAAGATCATCTTCGAGGCCGCGGACGTGGTGAAGGTTGTCTCAAGCGCTGCGTCGTCGGCTGACGTAATCCTGAGTGTGCTGGAGCAGAGCTGATGTCGAAGGCTACAGACCTTGTCAGTGTATCCCAAGGCGCAGGCGGCGACCCGCTGTTTATTGACACGGCCAATGACCGGGTTGGGGTGGGTACGACAGGCCCCCTAAGAACCCTTGACGTGGTCTCCAGCGGTTCTTCACAGGTCGCTATTAGGTCCACATCTACAGGGGATGCCATCCTCCGCCTGCAAAACAGCACTACCGGGACAGGGAACGACGGCATTTACCTTGGCCGGACTGGGGACGGCGTAAACTACCTTTGGACCTACGAAAACGAGCCGTGGGTACTCGCTACCAACAACCTTGAACGCATGAGGATCGACTCCTCAGGCCGTGTCACGATGCCATACCAGCCAATTGTGGTTCTTGGCGGCAGTCAGACTGCATACGTGGGGGCGGGCGGAGCGATTCCAGCAAACCTTGTTCTCACAGGTACGTCTACTGGTATTGCAGCCTATAATACCAGCACGTATCGTTTTACCGCGCCGGTCGCAGGGTACTACGAAATTGGTGGGCAAATTCTTTGGGAGGTTGCTGGTGTTAATGAGGCCGTGGTCGCTGTGAACGGCAGCGTGCGAAATAAACACTACTCGCAAACCGACAGAACGATCGTGCTCAGCAGCATCGTCTATTTAGCCGCGGCGGACTATGTCGAGGTGCGTACCGTGCAGGCGGTTTATCTCAGTTCGTACAGCAACGCATATTCGTGGATATCATATAACCTTTTAGGTTAAATGATAACGGCTAACAACAGGAGGGTCTCATGACCATTGACTACACCGTCACGCTGACAGACACCGAGAACAAGGCCCTTAGCTATGCGGCCTTCTCCCAGCAGGACTGGATCGACAACGCAGTGCACGAGCGCTGCCGCGTGGCCACCGACGAGATCGTTCAGATCACGGTACGCAAGTGCCTAGAGACGGGGACCCAGATTCCTGCTACGGTTCCAGAGATTGTGGACCTTGGCTTCCAGATGGGTTGGGTCGTTCCGGCGGCTGACCGTGTGACGGAAGAAACGAGCCCGCTGACTCAAGGGGCGTAAGTATGGCCGGGTATATCGGTAGCAAGGCGGCGGTTGTCACTCCGGGTGCGGAGCGCATCAAGACCTACGCCATCACCTCGACGACGACCGTCCTCACCGGGCTGGTCTACTCGCCGGGGTTTGTGCACGTGTTCCACAACGGCGTCCGCCTGACGAACACGACCGATTATACCGCGACCGACGGTTCGACCATCACGCTCCTCACCGCAGCCCAGAACGGCGACGAAGTGGTGGTTGTGAGCTACGCGACCTTCCAGATCGCCGATACCGTCAGCGCCTCCGCTGGGGGTACCTTCCAGAATGCCGTGTCCTTCTTTGCAGGCTCAGCCTCCATCCCGGGTATCTCCGTCACAGGAGACACCAACACGGGTCTCTTCTCACCTGCCGCGGATACTGTGGCTGTGGCGACGGGTGGCACTGAGCGCATGCGGGTGGATAGTTCGGGTAACGTGGGGGTTGGGACAACTTCGCCTTCGACATACGGAAGGCTTGTTGCTGTTTCGCCCGACAACACTTCGACTACACAGGTCATCACCGCCATTTCCAATAACCTCGGGCAATCAGTGTCCATGACCTTTGCTGGGTTCCGTGCCAATGCTGGCGCTGGTATTGGGTTTGCGGTTAACGGTAGCACGACAAACGCAGCAATCATCGACTCCAGCGGCAACGTGGGGATCGGAACCGATACTGGCGCAAGCGCGCGGGTGCAAATCGGGACTACATCGGCCTCTGGTTTTGAGGACACTAGCAACACGCTTCGCCTTTCGTGCAGCGCATCAAGCACTGGACTTAACGGCGCAACTGGACCGGGCCTTGTTTTCGCGCAAAGGTGGTGGTCTGCAGGTGGTGGCGATGTTCGCACCGGGGGCATATACGGCGTAAAAACTGCGGCAGATGGTAGCTTCGGTGGTGGTCTGGCGTTTTACACGCAGTCAGCCGGTGCGGCGCCTATGGCAGAACGCGCCCGCATCGACTCCAGCGGGAACCTGTTGGTGGGGACGACGAGCACTAGCCCAGTTGATGTTTCAGCCGATGGGGTAAAGCTAGGCGGTGCTGGATACATCGTAAATGTCCAAGGATTCCAAAAAGCAGCCGTTGCTTTCGGTAGAGCGTCTAATACTGGGGGGATGGTTGATTTCTACTATCGTGGGGCATCCACTGTTTCAGTTGGCTCCATCACTACCAACGGCACCGCCACCGCCTACAACACCTCGTCCGACTACCGCCTAAAGGAAAACGTCACGCCGATGCAAAACGCATTGGACACGGTGGCGCAGCTTAACCCTGTGACCTACACTTGGAAGGCTGACGGATCGGCGGGCCAAGGCTTCA